TGTGACGAAAAATTACGTGAACTTCGTACTATGGCCATGCGGCCAGAACCTGTCATATTTTTAGGTTTTGACTCAATGTTCACCGAGCAACTCACCTACCCAACTTGGACCGGTGGAAGTGGAATCGTTTTTGCAATTGTCGATATGTCAATTACTTCTGTTCAGCGAACAAGGTCAAGTAATGATTCTGTATTTAGCCAGACACCAACAGGTGAAATAAACAGAGCAACAGTAAATATGTCAATTTTAGAATTGCCTCTAGAAACGCCGCTTATAGCAGTACTTCCAAAAATTACTCCAAGTACTTCAACTCCCGGAGGAACAACCAACAATCCAGATGACTTATGCACTCAGATATTCACTAAAAATCCAGGAATACCAGCGAATATTCGCGCAAAAATGCTGTCTACTGCTGGATGCCCTGGAATCCCAACTAAATAATGAGAACGAATGGCTGCTGACCTAACAACATTTGCTGGATGGCGCTACTCCCGTCAGTATAGGGGGCCATACCAGGGGAAGATTCTTATTGCCGACCTGTCAAACACGTCATCAAATGGTTATGCGGACATTTCAAAACTTGTTACAAGTGTGAATGTTAGCTATTCGATGGATATGGCCTCTCAGTTGAGCTTTGAGCTGGTGGACCCAGAGCTACGCATGTCAGGACAAAATTTTTTCACTCTGGGCAGGGACATAATATATGAAACGCAAACACTTGGACGCATAGATGACGGGTCGGGAAGTGCTGCGCTCGTTAAACAGTTGTTTGAGATTTCCAAGGTGACAGTATCCCAGGGCCCTGGCAGTAGTCCTACTTTTAGTATTGATTGCTACTCCAAGGCGATACAGCAAATGAAGAGAGATAAACGACCCGACACAATCAAAGGGCAAGGAACGGATTTCGTTAGGCGTGCAGCTGCAAAATACGGTTTAAAGTTTTACGGACAAGAAACAACAAAGAAGCAAAATATAACAAAAGCTTCTGGAGAAAAACAAGCAGAATCATTGTGGGATGTAATTACCCGTCTTGCTGGAGATGCAAAATTTGTTTGTTTTGAAACTGATGGATATTTAATATTTGCATCAGAACAATTTCTTCTTCATAAATGGGGCACCAACGCAAGACAGGTACCGAAGTTTACTGTTGACAAAACAACTGGCCAAAAGAAACAAACTGGTAAAAAAACGCAACGATGGATACCCCTTCAGTATCCTAATCAAAGTACGCCTCAATTTCAGTATCTTGGTACACCAGGGTATTTTAAGTTGACACAATACCCAAGCATCACGAAGTCTGACAATGACCCGTATGCCGCAGATGGCTCCTGTGTTGTTGAGAGAACCAACGGAACGCAGATTCGACCAGGCATGACGGCGTATGTTGGCAACGTTCCGAACATGTCGGGTTTTTATATAATCGAATCTGTTTCATTTGACGAGATGTCTTCAGAGCCAGTAAGCGTCTCTTTTAGAACGCCGCAGCGTGATGAAGAAAAGAATAAACCAAAACTTCTGCCAATTGGCGTCACGTATCAACAAACATACGTTCCGTTTGCTGGGACACAGACCACTCCAGTAACTGTGGTCCAATCTGCAAAAAACGCAACAGGGAAAAAGATTACTTCAGAATCACTGGATGCACGCTTACTCCCGATACCTGACCAATCAAACCAATTGCGTTACCCAAGAATGCAGTATGCAAACCTGACCATTACCTACCCAATGCTCAAGGGGGCAATAGCACAAGGCGGAGCAGGCCAAGCAAGCACAAATGATGCCGATTCAGTTCTATATACAGGCAACATAAATCTTTTCTCGCGTCCAGTTCTTCCATCAGGGTCTGATGCTCTGACAATATTTTCAATTACATACGAGTTTGAATTCGGAAGTGAATGGAGGGCAGTATTGCTCCCGGCCATATATACACAGGGTGGCGTGGCCGTACTAAAGAGCAGCGCAGAAGTAATAGCTAAATATAACGCTGACGGGGGATATCTTGGAACAGCAAAATACCTTGCTGTTGTTCGTGGTGAAACTAAGCAAAAAGCTATCTTGAATGCTCGTGATTATGCATATTTACTATCCAAACAGCAGTCTCTGATACTAGATAAGCGTTTTCCTGAATACTCTGGGTCACGTGGTTCTATTCCAAATACGGCAGGCGATTCGACATCGCTATGGGTCTAGGAGGATAAGCAATGGCTCGTAATAGACCGGACATCGTTGATAATCAAAAAGCATCATCGCACCCGCTTAAGGCTGGTCGGATATTCACAGCAAATGTAACGGCAGTCAATAGTTCTGGGCAAATTAGTGTTTCCATTCCTGCTATTGGTTCAACATACGGTCCGATTACTCCAATTGGAACAACAACTCTTAACAAATACTCAGTTGGAGATGTAGTGAAATGTTCATTCACGGATGAGTTCTTTAATGAAATAATGGTTTATGGGTCTGCAAAAATAAAAGCCGACGTTTATGCCTCAAAAGTTCTTTTTGAGCAATTGCAGGCAACCGTTAGCGCTCTTCAGACGCAAGTGGCAAATCTTCAAAGTCAACTTAATTCGCATAGTCATTAGGAGGTGAAAAGATGGACATGATTCAATTCCCGGTTCAATTTGATTCGACTGGTTTTAAAAAGCTAAGAGACGGAACAACTGACTATTATGCACAATTGCTTTCAATTATTATTCTTACAGAACCAATGACCCATCCATTCACTCCAGCTTTTGGTGCTAACGACCCTGCGTTTAGGACTGTAGATAAAGGGCTATTTGTTTTAAATGCGTCGAGGTATGTTCCAGAAATAAGAATAACCAATTTATCAACAACATCAAACGAAGGAAACACTGGTAAAACCAAAGTTTCTTTCGCTTTTGAAATACAAAGCTCGTAGGTTTAAAATGCCAGCAGATTTTTCAGAATACGTCAACCTCACAATTTTTGACAAGGAACCAGGCGACATTTATCGCGACTCGATTGAGTTGGCTCGACTCAGCTTGCCTGAATTCAATCTCCGTACTGGTTCTCCAGAAGACGCGATTTTTCAGGCAATGGCATATGTAAGTGCGTTGAATATTGCTGCAATAAACAGACTTCCAAATAGGCTTATGGCAGGAATTGTGGGAATGCTCGGATTTATTCGCCAGGAGGCTATTCCAGCAGAGATTGATGTCACCATCACGCTCAACACATATGATGGCGGAACAATACCTGCTGGAACGGTTTTCAGCTTTGAAGCGTTGTTTGAAGATGAATTACAGGAATTTCCATTTCAGACAACATCTGCACTGGAACTGGAACCGACTGATTTGGAGATATCTGTAGATTATCCGAGCGCATCAGCAACCATTGTGTGTTTAACGCCAGGAATTATTCCACCAATAGATGATGGAGCTCAGTTAAAAATACTTTCTTCTGGAACACAAATCCAAACAGTAACGGTTAGAACGCCTTCAAATTTTGCAAATGGAATTAACTCAGACTCAGATACAGACTACCTATCACGAGCTACAACTTATTTGCGTTCTCTTACTTCGTCCCTCACAAGAGCAACACAAGTCGACTCATATGTTCTTTCTGAATACCCAGACGTTATAAGTCGTGTCAAAACATATGACTTGACTAATGGCGATGATACAAGCGGCGACATAACTGTAAAAAGACAAGCCGGAGTCATAAAAACATTCTTGGATAATAACCTGGCAACAATTCAGACAGCAGCACCACACCTATTCATAACTGGTGACACAATTGAATTAGAGGTTTTTGACCCTTCGGTAAGTGCAACATTTAATGGCTTGCATGAAATAACTGCTACCGGTTCAGATACGGTTAATTTCGTCAAAGTAGCAACAAACTCAGCAAGCACCACAGTTACTGCTTCTGCTTACGCTGGTCAGGATGTGTCTGGTTTCGTAACTGTTTTTGGATATGGCCTAAACACTTATTTAACATCAATTGAAAAAACAAACGTTGTTGCTGACATTCGCGCAAAATCAGTTGCTGGATTAACTTTTGAAATGTTAGACCCAGAAATTTGCACATTAGAAATTTCTGGAGAAGTTGTGATAAGTGAATCGTATGATGCTGCATCCGTGGAGGGTGCCGTACTTAATGCGTTGGTCGACTTCATAAGTCCGGCAAAATATCCATACACCCAAGATAGAGTGAGACAGACACAGCTAATATCACTTATAAGCAATGTCCCTGGTGTGGTTTTTGTTGAATCACTCACGCTCTCTCCAACTGGTTCCGGTTGGTTGCCACAACTGGGCAACGACTTGCTATTTCATAAAAAAGGCTCATTGCCAATAATTGCAGTTGAAGACATTGACCTTACGTTTACGGTATTGGAAATAAGTTAACAATGGCTACAACACGTAACCTTTTGCCATACGATAGTGCGCTGCTTCGAGTAAATGATAGTGGACAAATTGTTGAACTCGGCGCATATTCAAACGATTGGGAATCAACTAACTCGGAATTAACAATAGTTTCAACTAACTTTTTGGTTGATACTCGTTACGTTCTGCAATTAAACCCATCATCTACTGGTGAAATATTAGTAACACTAGAAGATGTTCCATTATATCTCGAAGACAATGGACGAATTCTTTCCTTTAATATGCGAATCAAAGCGCTGTCTTCTGTCGATTTATCAACAATGATTTATCTTGATGGTTCATCAACTGGAATTGAAGGAAATATTCAGTCATTTAGCAGCGGTGAATACAACGCTATTCAGTCAAATAGAATAACCGTTCCGGATGATTCAGAGCTTCACACCTTAAGTGTAAGAATATCTATCACTGGACATAATGCGTCAAACATATGGTTGACATGTCCACACCTAATTCACGACCTGGATTTCTACTCTAATGATTTCGTATCTGGAATACGAAATTTTCTACCTGATTTTTACTGGGAACTTGACTCATCTCAGTCATATCCGACTTATCCTTTTTTTAGACTTATTGACGTGCTTACATCTGCTGCTGGTGACACAAAATCTGAATACGAAGAGATGTACGGTCTTGAGGCCGAAGAGCTGGTAACACAGGACGAGGGAATTCTCAGTTGGGTTCAGAGTTCGCTTGTTTCTCCATCAGCGGCTCGAGACGCGTATTTGAGTTGGCTGGCTCAATTCAATGGGGAAAGAATCCATCGTAACTTTCAGTTATCTGATGGGACTCTTTATTTCAATAACGCCGGTCTTCAGCGAGACTTTGTGGAGTGGCAGCTCTATGGGAGCCATTATGGAAGAGGTGCTGGGACAAGACATGCAATGATTGAATCTGCAAAACAGATGACAATCAGGACAAAAGATGGAGAGGCTTCCACACAGTCTGTTTCGTTGACGCCATATTTCGGTGGAGACCCTTTTGCGATTCGCATTCAGACGCTAACAAACGAAACAATTGATGCAAATGTCGGTGAATCAAGCGATGCCATACTCCAATCAGTGAATATGGCTAGACCTATGGGATACGTGGTTACTCACCAAACTATTGACGAATTCTTCTTAACACTTGATGACGTCACGTATGGTTTGCTTGATGGAAGCATCTCGTTCGGGTGACCAGTATGAAACATAATGCTAAAATAAAACACAATAATTTAGGAGATTTCTAAATGGCCGGTACAGGTGTAAGACTATTTCTATCTGGTGATACTGCATATGCAGCAGACATAAACACGTATCTCATGGACCAGGTGGTTGCGCGTTTCGCGACCACAGCAGCGCGCGATGCGGCGTTTGGCGACGGAATTCCCGTATCCCAAGGAGGAAGCGGCAAGCCAGCGCTGTCCGAAGGCCGCATTTGTTATATCGATGAATTGAACTTAATTCAATATTACAACGGCGCTTCGTGGCAGGACTCAGCGCAATTTACGGTTGGAGATGGTGCAATCACCACGCAAAAGCTAGCTGCCAACTCTGTAACATCTGACAAAATTGCCCCAGGCACGGTAATAGCAGCAGATATTGCTGCTGGGACAATTACCGCAACAGAACTAGCAGATGGTGCTGTTACATCAGGAAAGATTCTTGACGGAACGATTGTCAACGCTGATATAAACACTTCGGCGGCAATTGCATACAGCAAGTTGAACCTAGCAACATCTATCGTTAATGCTGATATAAATGCTTCTGCTGCGATAGATAAAACCAAAATATCTGGAACAGCTGTGACCCTGGCTGACACTGGAGTGATTACCAGTGCGATGATTGAAAACGATTCGATTGTCAATGCCGACATCAAGAGTAACGCAGCAATTGCTTATAGCAAATTGAGTCTGTCTGGTTCGATTACGACAACAGATTTAGCTACTGGTGCAGCTCGCTCTGGGTTTAGGTCACCGATTGTTGCTCAGCAAGGTGCGACACACACAATTGCGGCTTCCGATGTTGGTGGTTTAGTGGTGCTTTCGTCTTGTACTTCGGTTGTCATACCAACCTCTGATGCAACATTTACAGTTGGGGACAGAATAGATTTTCTTCAAACAGGCACACAAGTAGTTACATTTAGCGCCACATCCCCACAAACCGTTGGCGGGTTTGACGCTCAATTAAAACTTGGAGGACAGTTCGCAGTTGCAACACTTGTAAAGTATGCAGCAAATACATGGGTTCTAGTTGGAAATATAACGAGTTAACATGATTCCTGGAATAGTTGAGGCAGGTGGGGGCAGAATCCTCCCAACAACGTCTGACGATTTTAATCGCGCAAACAGCACAGACATTACTGCTGCTGGAAAAAAATGGACAGAGACAAGTGGTGACTGGGCAATCACCAGTAACCAACTGACCACCTCAACCGCCGCAGCTAGCTACCCGATAGCCACATTGCGAACTAATACAAAAAACGCAACAGTTAAAGTTGACAGAGCAAACGGGGATGGATGGGGTGCTGCATTCTGGGTGGTGGACCAAAACAACTGGTTTGCCGCCAACACGGAGATGACGCAATCAAGTGTTCAAAACCCTGCTACTAGCGGCAGCTATGAACAGCAAACATTTACCGGAAACACGTGTAGCGGTGGGAAAATATATAACGGCGACAGTTCGTTCCCCCCGTTTGGTGGAACTTGCTACGACGTAGTTTGTATTAGTTACTCTGGGGGAACACCTGCAACGTATGAATATCGAACACCATCAGGACTGTCTTGCTATCAGGATGGAATCCATTGTGGTGGTGGTTATGTTCTCTATGGCTATCAAGCCGGAGACGAATACCTCTGCGGTGGAACGTGTTGCTGCTCACTCGTAATGACAGACCCAGGAACGCCAGGGACATGCAATGAATATCAAATTCAAAACTGTTGTATATATCTTGATGCAACTGACCCTGGTTGCCCTGGTGCCTGCAATGGACAAAGCCCAAGACCGCAGTACACGACCACGACGGTATACTACACAAATCCTGAAACAAGAACCTGGACATACTCGCAAAAAGCAATAATAAGAAAAGCCGTTGCTGGAACGGTTTCGATTGTTGCAAATACGAACACAGTCACATCTACCGAGACGGTTGCCGCGGCTGGGGCTGCTGGTAACCCAACAAGACCAACTTCACTAACCGTAACACTAGTCGGTGAAAGTATATCAATTTCAGCACCAGGGGCAGCAGGCGGAACAATAACAGGAAGCCATACCGCAACGGGGGCCAATAGAGGCAAAAAACATGGCGTTTCTATTGCTCCAGCGACAGTCTCTCAGTCAAATGCTGTCGACAACTTTGTGTATACTAAACCGTAATGAGCGACACAGCAGTTAATTACGGGGAAGAGCGATTGAAGATATGCTTGGGGTGCCCGCGTTTATTCAGGCCGACAATGACCTGTAAGGAATGTGGTTGCTTCATGAAAGTAAAAACGAGACTTAAAACGGCAAAGTGCCCAATAGGAAAGTGGTAAAAACATGGCTTTTACAATAATCACAACAACAAATGGTCCAGTGGTTAAGAGTGGTACGAATCACTACACGCTCCACGATATTGCTGCATGTATTGATATTGCTGAAACAAACGCAACTTTTGTTGACGAAATGGGCACTCACATTGCCAATGAGTTGATGGCCGCAGCCACGGAATGGACGGAAGCATTTGTCGGCGGACTGCAACCATCACAGAACAAAGTTGTTTACTACATGAACTCTGGGGCGCATTTCAAAATGTTTGTCCAGCAGTATGATATGTACAAGCGGAACATGGAAAATCCACCGCCTGCGAGCGCCTCGGTTGTCGTTGAGTAAAGCAGTCCAATTTCCTCCATTTTTTGGGAGCACGCCAAAAATTGGTAAATCAGAAGTACTAGAAATTGATTCAATTAATGACGTTCATCTTGGCGGCGGTGTTGTCTGTTTCAGAAATGCATTTAATCCGAACAAAGAACTCATTATGCCATGGGCTGACAGAAATGCACAGCTGGCGCATGAGCAAAGATGGAAATATCACACCGACAGCTCCGGTCAGAAATATGCGGTAAACGAGGACGGCAATAAATTCTCAATTGAACAGATAGAGGAAGTTCCAATTCGTGTTCTTCAGCCGGTACAGCAAGGCACCGAGCCGGAAGTTGTTGAGATATTCCAGAACTGGGAAGACCAAATTTATAAGTGCTTAATTAAGTACATTCACAGATTCCCATTTGCTCTCGGAACAATATGGTGGAGGAGCAGGGGGCACCTTCTGCGATACGACGAGGGTGATTATTTGGGAATCCATAACGATAATGACTCAAACTATAGGGCCACAAACGGTGAAAGATTTGTCCCCAAGGGG